CAGCCGGAAGTCGGCGGCCAGGGCGGCCTGCAGGTCGTCGCGGGCGTCGTCCAGTTCGGCCTGGTCGGGAATCCACGGCTCGCCGTCGCCCATGTCCTCGATGCCCAGGGTTGCCAGCACCAACGGTGCATACAAACGATCGGCGACCGCATCCTGGGCGGCCATCAAACTTTCTTCGGTCATCAGCGTCCGGAAAGAACGCAGCAGGTGCGGGGTGCCCCGCCGCGCCCAGGGGGTGGAGCGGTTGACGATCCGGGAGACCAGGGCGTCGGAGATGTCCAGGCCGTCGTTCTGGGCGGCGGCCTCAATGATTTCCGGGTAATACTTTACCAAATCTTGGTACTCACGGTTCCTCTGGAGCCGCTCGCTCGGTGTCTCGTCGGCGTCGCCCAAACCGCCCCCCTGCGGTCCTTGCCGAAGGTTGTCGACCATCTCCTTGACCAGAAGCTGGACACGGTCGCGCTGTACGAACAACGAACGCGAGACCCGCAACATGTCGGGGTTGAGGATTTCCTCGGAAGACCAGACGCCCAGCGACTCATTGAAATGCGCTAACGAAGTTACCTCGCCGACCGTGAAAAATTCACGACCCAACTGGTCGGGGAGGAACTCCATGTAGTTCAATTCCCCGAAGAACATGTCCTCATAGAATTTTTGAATCAATGGGTCTTTGCTCGTGAACTCAAGTCCGACGACGGGGAATTTCGAGTAGATGTCGATCAGCAGTGGAACCAGGTCGTGGGTGGCGTAAAAGAGACGACTCCAGCGCCGAATGTCCTTGAGTTCCTCGTCGTCCTCGACGTTGAACGGGATGCCCTTGTCGGCCAGCGATCCTAGCGGCTGGCGCACCTTGGGCAGCGCGATCTGCATATTGGTGCCCTGGAAACCGGTGAACTGGCGGCCACGGTAATTGGCCAGCCGTGACCGGTTCATCGAAGCGGTCAGGCTCCGGTTGTTGACGGCGGCCTGCATGTTCATCGCCTCGGCCCGGGCCTGGGTTGGCGAGTTGGGCATGGAAGCGCCCATCTTGCGCAGCTTGGAGACCTCTGAGGACCAGTTGGCGCTGCCGGTGTGCAGGTAGGTCATCGGGCGACCTCGCTGCGGCGCACCAGCGACAGGCAGTTCTCGGTGTACCACCCCTCGTCGGGTGCCTTATCGTGCGCCTTCTCGGTGAGGGTGACCCGCCAGGTCGGGTAGACCGGGGTCCCGCCGTGCTCGAAGCACATGTCGATCTCGTGCACCTCACCGATGCCGTCAAAGATTTTCCCGGCGCAGCGGGCCTCGACGATGTCGCCATTCCGGAACGGTGGGCCGACCGGAGACCAGGGTGCCATCAGGAGCAGGAAGTCCCGCTCGTCACTGGTCAGCGGCTCAGCCATCAGGCAGGCGTCGCACAAGGGACGATTGGTGCCCTCCTCGACGTAGGCGATTTCGAGGAACTTTTTGCATACCGCGCAGAGGTCTTTCATAGGCCTTCTAGCCTACTTCTTTTTGCGCGGAATGGCGGGACCCTGCCAGGTGCCGTTGCTGTCCCGCTTTGCCCAATCTTTGGGCTGCTTGGGGATGCTGGTCGACGGCGGCTTCTTTGGCCCACCCTGGCGGGCCGGGTCCTCGTCGTCGTACTTCGTCCAGTCGGCCAGCCGCTCGATCTCGGCTAACAATTCGCGCTGGCTCTTTTGAGAAACGTTCACGATCCCGTGATTGTCCGGTGATACCGATCCGCTTCTGTCTGAAAATCCGCCTCGGGGTGATTCTTCACCCAGTTTCGTGCCCGCTGGCAGGCTAGGCATTGCCGCCACCCGCGCCGTGCCTGGCTGGGAACCAGGTTGGGTTCCTCCAGAGGATGCCCGGCGGGACAGTGCGTTTTCTGCTGCTGCCACTGCGTCCCGTGACGAACCATGTCCGCCATGTTGTCCTCGACCGTCCCGTAGGCCAGATTCTCCAGACGGTTGTCGTGCGGATCGCCGTTCAGGTGACGAACCTGCCGCCCCTCCGGAGGTCCGAGGAAGGCCAGGGCCACCAGTGAGTGAACCGTCTTGGTATTGTTCTGCCCCAGGTGAACGGTGGGATAGCCGCGATGGTTGCCCGCTATGTTCGCCCTGAGCACCCGACCCCGAAGAGTCAGTTGGCCAGAACGCGGATGAGGAACCGTTCGATCCACGCTGCGAACCCGTCCGAGGCTGGACACCTCGTACCCGTTCTGATTTGGAACCGGAATCCATCTCTCCATTTCCCGATGGTATACCAGATTCCATGTCTTTGCTAGCAAGAATCACCCCAGGACGAACGGGGATTTCTCTAGCCACATAGAAGTCAGCGGTGTCACTCGCCAAATGCTGGGCGCTTCCCAGAGCCGTAATGTTCCACACCTTCCCGCACGAGCAGGTCTTGTAGGACGGGGCGGCGATCTTCTGCCCGCAGGAGCAGGTGAAGGCCTTGCCCTCCTTGGAGATGTATCCGGCGAGGTGGTCGTCCCACTTCCAGTCCGGCACCCGGCGGGTGAAGAAGCTGGCCTCCTTGGTCGGCTCCCACTCGCCCCAGGAGCCGCGCTTGGTCACCGGGTTCTTGGCCTTGGTGACCGACGGCTTGGGGTTCGACTTGACCGCATTGTCGCCCGGCGGGTGGCTGATGCCGAGTTCCTTGTGGAGCTTGGCGGCACCGCCCGGGCCGACGCTGCGCTGGGAGACGAAACCCTCGGCGGCGATGTCGCCATCGCCGAAGTTCAGCCCCTTCTCCTGCTGCTGCTGCTGCCAGCGCTGGAAGCGCTCCATAACGCCGCCCTTGGACTCCAGGCGGCGGCCGATGTGGCCGCCCGGCATGTTGGGGAGGTTGGAGACCGCGATATTGTCCGAGACCCGGGGCCTGTCATTCTCGAACTCGAACGTGTCCTGAACTGGGGTGTTAATCCAGGTCTCCCCCGCCAGGCGGGGACGGTCAAAAGGGCGGCGGCTCGCTTGACGGCTTCCCGTGCGGTAGCCGTCTTCATTGTCATGCCCGTCAGCGAAGTCATCTTCTGGAGGAGCTGGATATTCCGCCCGGTAAGAATCCAACCACTTCTGCTCGGCATCTCTGTAATCCTGAGACCACTCAGCCCCCCCAGGACCACCGTGCTGGCGGGGATCATTCATGTATTTCAGTCGATACATTTCCTCAGAACCAGGCCGCTGGTCCATGTTCTCCCAACCCCTATCAAGGGGTCCCTGAACCAGGTCACCAGCCAGAACCGTCTTCAGGAAGGCTTCCCGGCGAAACTGCGGGTTACCGGCGGCCAGCAGGTGGCTGACGTGCCGGGCTGCAGCGGTGCGAACCCGGGCCGGGGCGACCTTGAGCGCCTCGGCGACGTCACTGTAACCACGGCCGGACAGGGCTGCCGAGACCAGCATCCGATAGCCGTCCCGAGACAGCCGGTACCGATTGGCGATCACGGCGGCGGCGTCACGAAGGGTGGTGTCGACCTTGGCCTGACGGCGGCTGGCCTGCTGCTGCAGAGACTGGGCACCGCCCGGCGCTGCGGCCGGGGAGACGTCGACACTACCCTCGGGCGGGGTCACGTCGAGCGGGTGCTCGGCCTGCTCGATCTGCTGGGCGAACTGGATCGCCTGTAGGGCCTGGGTCAGCGGATCGACGATCTGCTGGTACTCCTGGGTCTCCCGCTGGATCATCTGCTGAACGGCATTGGAGGCCATGTCGAGAAGCTGATCCTCGGCGGGCTGATCCTCGGCCGGGGCACCCTGGGGAGCACCCTGCGGTGCGGGAGGCTGGCCGCCGCCCATCGCTGCCGGGTCGCCACCGCCCTGCGGGGGAGCCATTCCGGCGTTGGGGTCACCGCCACCCATAGCTGCCGGGTCCATGCCCGCAGATGGGTCCTGGGGGGCCGGAGCGCCCTGCTGCGGGGGTGCTGACTGCTGTTGCTCGTCACCCTCGGCGGCCCAGAAGGAGCGGGCCGACTGACGGCGGCGGGCCGTACGGGGCTGCTCTTCCTCGTCACTGAAGGGGTTGCCACCGCCACCCTGCGGGGGGCCGGACTGCCCGGGACCTGCCGGGGGAGGACCACCGAAACCGCCCTGGCCGGGTGCGCCACCCTGAGCGCCCTGCTCGACCTCTTCGAGCAGCAACTGCTCGATCGTGCCCTCGGGCAGGCCGAGGATCGAGTCGATCACCTCGGGCGGGACGGGGGCGCTTCCTCCCTGGTCGTCCTGGGGGATTTCCTGCTGGAGTCTGGGGTCAAGTTCAGGGGCCTGGTCGGGCACCGTAAAAGACTGCCCACCCTGGTCGCCGCCAGGGAAGCCGTCATCTCCACCATCATCGACAGGGCCATCCCCGCCACCGGCAAATTCGTCCTCACCACCGTCAGTGTCATCTTCGCCGCTGTCGTCGTCGTCCGAATCGCTGTCCGAAGGTGGTGCGGATTCCGCGTCATCACCGGAATCTTCATTGTCGCCACCGTCCTCGGACTCGCTTTCCGGCGGACCGGACTCTTCGTTCTCGTCATCGCACTCGCAGTCGTCCTCGGCCTCTGCGGTGCGGACGATCATCGACTGCAAGAGCCGGTAGTCGTCGTCGTGGATGCCGGTCGCGGCGTAGTGGTCGAGGGTCTCCAGCGAGGCGACCCGTAGTCCGTTAGAGCGGGCGAAGTCGGTGTAGATGTCGGCGACTAGCTTGGCGGCTTCACGAGGCGCACTGCGAACGCGATCATCAATGGCATAAAGGGATTTCGGATACGCAGTCGAGCCATCGCCGGTGCCGCAATACTCATCACCGTGCTTATGGGTCCATGACCTGCCCGACCCCTCCACTGGTTCGTCGCAAATAGCGCACGCTTCGTCGCCAGCTACATGACGGCGTGCCTGCCGACTGGAGTCACCACCGGGGGTGAAGTCGTTGGACTCGACCTTGGCCGGGCCGTTCTGGTCGACCGAGTTCTTATAGCTCTCGAAGTCGCCCTCGGGAATCAGGTTGGTGTGGGAGGGGTGGTAGGTCTCGTCGAGGTCCTGGAACGGGGCGTCCCGGTCCTCGGCCAGCTTGTAGGGGTGGGCCAGCTTCCAGTCCTGCTTCATCGCGTTGTGCAGGCGGCGCATCGTGCCGGTGTTCGGGAAGATGTACGGCTCGACGGTGGAGCGGATGTCGTGCTTGGACAGGTGCCAGCGGTCGCCGAACTCGTCGATCCCGGTCGCCCCCATGAGGAAGCGCCCGAACTTGGAGCGGACGACGTCGATCGCGGCTTCCATCTGCCGGGCTGCGGTCTTGGCGGCCAGGCGCGGCTGCGCCTGCGTGGCCTCGTCGTTCTCGAACAAGCCGAAATCTGACATCTGCGTGGCTCCAGATCGTTTAAGCGATGGGTCACTCCTTCTTGATCAGGAACAGAGGTTTCCCAGGGTCAAAGACGATCCGAGTCGTTGTGAGTGAACAGCTCGGCACGTTTGGCTACCACGGCGGCTTCGGCTTCCTCGATGGAGGAGAACACTCCGAGATAGTGTTTCTTGCCGTTGTGCCCAACGATGGCTTGCCACCCATTCTTCTTACCCTTATTCTTCCCGGTATTTGGGAACACGCCACGCACTCCGGATTTTGACTCACGAGTGGCCCCGGCCCGGTTTTCCGCGTTTTGTTTTGCCGTAGCCGGTCGGAGGTGTTCTGGTCGAACGCAGTTTTTCGGACAAGTGTGTCGGTGATCCAGGCGCAAAGTTCTACCGTCCGGACCATCAGGAATAGGGCCATTAATCAGCTCGTAAGAAAACCGATGGGCAAGAATTTTCCGCCCCTCGCAATAAAACTGTGCGTATCCGTGGCTATCCAAAGAAGTGGTTCGCAACCAGCAAGAAGTATTGTCAACAGGGCTAACGGGGCCGTTCTTGTCGACCCTGGACCAGAACCGACCGACCACGTCCATGCGACGAATTATACCCCAGTTGACGGTGTTTGTTTGGTACCTACACCTTTGAGGTGGTGGCGGGGGAGAACACAGGTCAGCGGGGCCGCTCCCGGCGGATCGGGCGGCCCGCCAGGTCGTCGACGTGGACCCGCACCCACTGCGGGTCGTTGGGGCCGCCGTTCCAGAACTGGGTCTCGTCGCGCTTGACCTTGCCGCGCGGCACCTGGGTGGACACCACCGACGGGCCGTAGCTCTTGTCGCCGCCGGGCCGCAGCGCGAAGTAGATGTGCTGGTCGGTGCGGGGCGCGTCGATCGGGGCGTCGTAGTCGCCACGTTCGGGGTTGGGGGTCCAGCCCTGGGTCTGCATGATCTGGTGGGCGTTGGACCGGGTGGTGCGGTGGTAGAGGGTGAGCAGCTCGTCGGAGTCCAGGCCGTCGCCGAGCGAGGTGCGCCAGTTGGCGGCGGTGACCTGCCGGGCGTGGCGGGCCATGATCCCGTTGGTCCACATCGTGTTGAACGGCTCGAAGGTCATCGGGGGCGGGGGGCCGTTCTTCCCGGCGGTCCGCTGCTCTCGGTGCTGCGTCAGGGGTGTCCATTGACCCGGCCCGGAATACACCTCCAGGTGGTCCGCCGAGATCGGGCTGGTGGAATACAGATCACCGGAATGTCTTTCCTGGCGGAAATCACCGGAGCTACGCGGAGAACGCAGCAGGGTGGGGCGACCGCCTTCGGGGTAGAAATTCCTGGCCACCTGCGGGTCGTGCGTCCAGTAGGACCGTAGCTCGACAGAGCCGTCCGGCCAGGTGTCCTGGTCGGTGCCGTAGTCCGGGTCATGTACGTCGAGGTGGCCGAAGTCAGCGATGTCTTGGGCGTTGTAGTCGTGCGTGCCGTGATAGACGTACTGGGGGTCAGCCGGGATGGTTTCGCGCGAAGGATCAGGCCACTCGCTGCTGGCCAGCCGAGCGTGATCGTGCCGGGACTGCTCATATGCCGACCAGCCGCGACCGTCCTCGGTGAGGATGTCTGAATGGTGCAGTCGCGGCTCGTGCTGCTTGGCGAAATCGAACATCGAGGTGGCGATCGACTGACCCCGATGGTCTTCGGGGACTTGGATACGGTCGATCTCGCCCGGCCTGCGGGTGCCCAGGTCTACCATGACATGGTCGTCGTCGTACCACTCCAGGGAACCGACCTGCTTCCCGCCGGGGGCGTGGGCGGTCACGCCGGGCGACCAGACCAGTTCGGGGTGGTAGCGGAAGTAGGTGCCCTTGGGGAGGGGCGCGGGCATGGCGGTGCGGGAGGCGTATTTGTGGGCGATGGGATCGGCCCACTGAGGCTCTTCACCAAACGAGTAAGGGTCTTCGTCGGGCAGCCTCTTGATGACGGTGCCCCCATCGGTCATGTGGGACGAGTGATTGCCGTCACCGTAGTCGCGCTGCGGATCGTCGTGAGGCTCAATCTCGTAAATGTGCTGGCCGTACCCGGCGTAGGGCGCGTGGTCGGAGGAGTCATCTTCCTCCCCGTAGTAAACGTATGCCTTGTTGGGGTTCCACGACTCGTCACCAACCTCTTGGTGATCGGGGTGAACCTGGTTGTACGGCAGAAGATGGTCGCCGGGATTCAGTTCATCGTCTGTCCGGTGATACCAAGGCATGGCGGTCTTGGTCCGCTGATCGTAGTCCCGTTGCATCTTCTGGCGCTTCTGGAAGATATCGGTCAGCCGGTCCTGATCCTCCTGGGCCAGGTTTCCGCGCAGGGGGTGGGACTGGTTGTGGAGGAGAACCATCGAGGCGGCGATCTCGGCGGGGTCATAGCCGTGTTGGGCGACAGCCTCGGGGCCGGTGGCATACGGGGTCAGGTCGGAGCCGTACTCCTTCCCCTGGTTCTCAAGCTGGTACGGCATCGGTTCATGGCCGTCGAGCGCCCACGCGGCCTCCTCCTGGCCGTAGTCGTGGTTCTTATGGGCCGCCGGGTAGCGGTCGTGGAGGAAGCTCTCGACGTTCTTCCACTCCCCGATGGGGCCTCGGTTGTGCTGGTCGCCGTACAGGTCCTCGCTCGGTCCGGCGTAGTCCACGGCCCACTGATGAAATTCATTATGGAGTTTGTCGACCAGGTCTTGGTTGACAGCGGCCAGGCGCATCCGGGCCAGGTCGTCGGCGACGTCAGCCTCGACCACCTGGGCGTAGCGGATGCCGTCGGCGGAACGGTGGGATAGCCGAATATCCCGCAGCGCACCAGGGTCATAGTCGATCTCCCCGCCGCCGGACACGCCGGGCTGGCCGGGAAGGTCACCCCGCACATCTCTTTCGCCGGGGTATTTCTTCTTCCCCCAGCAGCCCCTCTCACAAGGCTCCCCACTGGGGCTGCCGCAGAATCCACAGTGATGGAAGTCTTTGGTAGTTTCCGCGTTGATCTGTTGCTTTCTCACTTGTTGCTGCCGGTACTTGCGCTTCCCGGCGGCGTTAGCCCCCTCGTAGCCCTGAGTGGGAGGGCCGTTGTATCCCCATTCAGCCAGGCTGTCGCCGTTGGTGTGCAGCTGTGAGGCTGGGACGGTACTGGTGACGACCGTCCAGGGTGTGTTTCCCTCCAGCCGACTCATGCCGTGCTCGTGGGCGTAGTTGTAGGACGGGGTGACCCAGTCGCCGGTGTTCAGCGGTGCAGCCAGACCGATCCCGCGTTCTCGCTTGGCCACATCCAGGGGGAGGGCGCGATGAACCTTCACCCTGGCGTCAGGGTTGCCGCGCACCTTGTGTATGGTGCCCCAACTGTCCCGGTCGCCAGTGCTCTCGTCGGTGCCCCAGTAGCGGAACGGTTCGTCGTAGAAGCTGGCCGGATAGATACCCTGGGTCACGTCGTGCATCGGTGCCCCGTCTTCGGGGCCGGGAGCCTGGTGCGAATCCCGATAATCCTCGTCGGCAGCGGTGTGCAGCTTCCGGGAGGCGGTGTGGTGGCGTCCGGCATCCAGGTCGTGATTGTACTGGCCGCAGACCGGGCACCGGCCTCCCCGGTCGCTCACCTCGTCCAGCGAGGAGACGGTGCCGCAGGACATGCAGTCGACCATCTCCGAATCGAGACCCCAGTCACTCATGTCGGCTTCCATTCCTTCACCAGCGCCTCGGCGTCGTCGCGGGTCATCAGCCACCCGTACCGGGGATCGCGGAAGGCCGGGATCGCCTCGTCCCGAGCCTGGCGTTGAACCCACCCCAAATCCTTGCCCGTCCTGGTCGCCACCTCCAGCAGGGCGGCGTGACGGTTGGTGTCGATCATGTCGCCAGCTCCCGCAACTTATCCACCCTGAATCCTCCCCAGTGTCGCTCGCCGTCGTTGACCACCACCACCGGTGCCTGGCTGTACCCCAGAGACTTGACGTAGGCGTGGGCCTTGGGGTCGGCGGTCACGTCGATCACCTGGTGCTCGATGCCCAGCTTGTCCAACTGCAACTTGGTGAGATTGCATTGAGGACAGAGTGGCTTGCTGTAGACGGTGACGGAAACAGTCATGGTCTCACCTTCTTGGTGGGCAGCCCGAACGGGGCGGTCGGGTCGTACAAATGAGTCATGTCCCCGACGTTGGCCGGATCGGTTCGCCACCACCGGACGGGGGATTCCTGGGCACGACGCGGTGCCGGGTCGGGTTCCATCACCTCGTCAGGAAACTCAGCGGCGTAAACCTGATCGCCGTAGGCGCGGGTCTCCCAATCCACATCGTGCGGGTCGACGGCGGTGTAGAAGTAGGTGTGCGGCATCGCCCGGTCGGGCCGCTGCTCTTGCAGGCGGGTGGGGGAGCGGTGGTAATAAGTGGGCATGGCGGTGCGGTGGGCGGTGATCCCGTTGCCCTGAACCCCCGAAATCTCTTTCCACTCCTGACCGCCCACCGGTAGATACTTGATGGAGTGTACTTCCAAAGGCGCTCCCGAACTGAAGGTGACCTCCTTGTCCTCAGGATAATCGCCACCATGCAGCTTGTGCAGTATTTCTTTATCTGTAATGGGCTTGGCAGTAGCGGGATCATGCCATGCCGAAACAACAGCCCCTGTCCCCCTGTAATATTCATTATCGTCAGGGCTTCCAAAACTTTCGCCATAGGTAACTGGATCGGAAAAGGCTTCAGCGACACTAAGGTCAGAAGTCCAGTGCTGCCCCACACTGTTGATGAACTGATCCGGTGCCGGAACCCAACCCTCTGGGAAAGGTATGCCCCTATGCAAAAGCTGGCGTTGGGCAACAGTGCGCCGGGCGGCGGTGCGGGATTGTTCGTACCGAGACCAGGCCTTGCCATCCTCGGAGAGGGTGGGGCTGTGCCTCAGGTCAGGTCGGTGATTCTGCTTAACGTAATCAAACAACTGGGTGGCCAGGCCACGACGACGGTGGTCGGGATGAGTTTCGACATTACCGATCTCTCCACTTGGACCCCAGGTTATTGCCGACAGCCAGTTGTCAGGGCCATGAAATTCTCCCCTGGGCCACACCATCGCCATCCCGTCCTGGTAGTCAGTACCACGATGCCGGTATCGACCGAACTCCAAGTCGTCAGGGCCGTATCGGTATGGTGGTGGAGGATTCTCCATCACATGAAGGGCGGAGGATTCAGCCTCTTGTGGGGTCGCGGAGCGACCCTTGGCCACATTCTTCCCCGACCGCGATCGCACATGCCAGTGATGAACACCATTGCCATTGCCGGGGAACGTGAGGGCCTTCATGCCACTGGGATGGTCGAGCATCTCCGAACCGTCATCATCTATTAACGGCGTCCACTGGGCGGCGGTGCGCTCGCCGGGGCCGGGCACTCCATAACCCCACAGGTCTTTCGTCACTGTGACGGCTCCTTAAGGTCTTCGGCGATTTCCACGATCATCCGGACGCTGGCGATCTCGATACACAGCCCCAGACCGCCGCCCAGGGCGACCAGGATCTGGTCGGGGGCTGCTGGGATCGCGTAGGTGTACCAGGCCAGGGTGATGATGATCAGGGGGAGGCCGATCAGGTGCATCAGGTAGGAGGTGCGTTTGCGGACTCGGGGAAAGAACCACCGGGTTCCTAGCATGGCGGCCGTCGTACAGATGCCCGAACCGGCTATCAGCATCCCGTCCAGGACGTACTCCAGGGTGTTGCTGATCGAGTCGATGATCGGCGGCGACTGCAGCAGGTAGAGGCCGGTGAGCAGCAGACCGATCCATATTTCCGGGGCGTAGCCCTGGTGGTCGATCCGGCGTCCCTGATCGGGGGGAGTCAGAATGATGCTCATGACATAACCACCTCACTCGCTGTCGGCGTCATCGCTGGCCCTCTTCCTCTGATCGGAGTTTCGCTTCGCCTCGGCGGCGAACCAGATCCCGAACACGGCCACCAGAATCTGGTCGAGAACTGCAGGGGGATCGTCGTGGTCGAGAATCTGGAACACCGTCCAGAATGCGGTCAGTGTGAGGATGCCGCTGGTGATGGGGCGCATGCCTGCCAGCGGGTTGCGTAGTGCCACCGGCCAGACCTCTCTGTGTCATGCTCACCCATCACGTCCGTCATCGGCGTTGCTGGTCGCTCCATCCCTCTAGCTGTTGTCGAACAGCAGTTGGTCGTCGAAGTCGGAGACGGTCGCGGCAGTCCGGCGGGAGGCCCCCAGCAGTCGGGGATCAAAGGGGTCTTGCTCTTTGTCGACGTCGATATTGCTGCCACCCCCGGCCCACTCGATCGCGTCCGGGTCGCCCTGCTGGGCACGGTCATGCAGTTCGTCACGAACCTGATCCAGGTACTCTTTGTCGGCGGGGTGGCCACTGCGTAGATAGGCATCCTGGGCAGTGTCATGTTCGGTGATGATCGCGTGGGTGTCGTCGAACCCGGCGACCCTCTTGCTGCCCTTGAAGGCCCGGGCACCGTCGTCAAGGAAGTCGTTCAGCAGCCGGTGCTTGGCGGCCAGCAGTTCCCTGCGGGCGTTCTCGGCCTCGACCGACAACCCGATGTGGGCCGGGGTCTGTCCCGAGCGGGCGACGGTCAGCAGCCGGTTGGTCTCGGACAGCCGGGACTCGATCGACTCGGGGGTGCCGTCGAACCAGGTGGTGCGGGCCTGACGCCAGGAACTGGCGACCCGATCCAACTGGCGCTGGGCGGCGGCTTCCCGCAGGTGCTGCGACGACTTGAACATGGCCCATCCCTCTTCCTTGGTTTTCACCTATTTAAGGGTCTGACCTACGACTTCACAGCGCGGGGTCGGTGACCTTCTTGTCGGCGCAGGCGTGCCGAACGTAGCGCAGTTCCCGCTCGCCGGGCACCCCGGCCTTCGGCTTCTCCGACTCGTACCGGTAGGCCAGGACCGCCAGCTTGTCGGCCAGGACCATGCGTTTCTTGCCGGTGGCCGACGAGACCTTCTCCGAGTCCGAGGCCCGCCAGATGAAGAACATCTCCGGAATGTCACCCCGCAGGTCGATGTTGGTCCGGTAACCGTCCTGTTCACCGCCGTGCAGTTGGATGTGTACCTCGGCCATGTTCGCCTCCTGGGGGCCTTTACCTTTTTCTGGCCCTGGGAGTGGCTCAAACAGGTTCACTGACCGACCACCACGGTGGTGGCGTAATCCTGGTTATGGGCGGCGTGGAAGCCCCAGCCGAGTAGGCCGGACAGGATGGCGAGCAGGACGATGAAACTCTTCACGCGACACTCCCCGGAAGGTACTCGGGACAAAGCTGTCCCACAGAGACGATGACGAACTGGGCGGCCTCGGTGCGATCGACGTCCCACCCGGTGTTGATGTAGATGATGCGGGCCGCGTCGGTGCCGGTCGCTCCGGGATAGGAGAGGTAATCGCACACCGCATAGCCCATCCGCAGCAGTCCGGAGGGGCCGTCGGAGTGGTAGAAGCCCAGCGCCTGCACCCCGGCCAGGAACCCGGCCGGATCTGCGTGTGCGGACGGGGCGTGGATCAGGGCGGCGGCAATACCGGCCCCCAGCGCCACGCTGGCGGCCAAACGGTGATAGGTGCTCATGAGGGCCTCACATCGAGTCGAACGGACAGGACAGGGGTGTTGGGGTTGTAGTTGTACCCCAGGTCGAGGAAGGTGCGGCGGAGCACCATGACGGTACGACCGTCGGCGGTGGCGATCAGGTCGCCCGGGAACGGGGTGTCGGTGAGGTAGGCGGTCGGGTAGACCCGATCGGCGACGTCGCGGTCCACCAGTTGGGCGAGGATCATTTGTCCCCCTCCTTGTCGATGAGGTCGATGATGTTGTGCAGTTTGAACTCGACCCGATCGCCCGGCTCCAGCGGCAGGCTGATCGGGTGGTTGCACAGCGTGCCGGTGCAGCCGTCCGGGGTGACCGTGGAGACCCGGACCCACATCCGCTCGGCCATCATCCGCTTGTTGCCCAGCCGGGGCCGGGTGAGGGCCTTGGGCGGCTCAAAGATGAGCTTGACCATGTCGCCCGCCTTCAGGTCGGCCAGTTCGGAGGACGAGGGCACACCGAAAGTGTCGGGGTGCTCGGCGGCCACCTTGACGGCGTCGGTCAGGGTGTAGGTGAAGGTCATGACTCGCGCTCCACATCCACGAACTTCCCTGTCGTCTCGTCATACTCAGCGATCGTGATGCCCTCATCGAAGACGTTGACCGAAATCCCGTATTCGTCAAGGACGTCGGGGAGATGGGTCGAACCGACGAACCCGGCACCGTAGTCGTCGTTCACTATCTCGAAGACGGCCAACTCATACTGGTCGTCAAAGATGATAATTTCCTCCCTGAACTGGGAGTTGTAGACGAACAAGGAGGCCCTGTAGAGGGCGCGGGCCACCTTCTTGCGGACACCGGTGAAGAATGTGTTGATGGTCATGCCAGAACTCCCTTGTACGAGATTTTGAACTCCGCGCGGGAGATGCCCCGGCGGATGACGATGTGGGGCGCAAGCACCCGCTTGAAGCCGAAGCGCTCGACCGCGTAGGTCCCCCGGAATCCGGCCCAGCTGTTCTCGGTGTCGTCGAGGGTGACCAGATCGCCGACCGAGAGGCTGCGGTGACCGGCGGCCCGGTAGTCCTCGGTGAACGGGGCGGCCGGGACGACGTCGCCGCCGACGTTGAGCTGCTCGAAAACGTAGTTAAGGATGTCATTGACATACAGTTCCTGGTTCTCCAGGGCCTCGTCGTGGGTCATGCCGGGGATGGTCCGGTCGGGGACGTACTGGCTGGCGGGCAAGTCGTAGGTTCCGGCTTCGGTCAGGAGGGCCTTGCTGGGGGTGAAGCCACGGAACGAGTCGCGGTCGGCGTTGAGGTGGATGGTGACCTTCATGGGATTCTCCTTGGTGGTGGCGGGCGGTGTCCCTTAATTATACACATACTATAGTCGGGAAGACAAACCCCCGGGGAGGTTAGTCCCCGGGGGTCCGGTCCACCACCACAGTGGTCTATTTATTTCTAGCGCGATACCTGCGCATCCTCTCGCGCTGGCAAGTCCTGCAAACTCGCTTACCCAGCGTGTCGATCGTCAGGTTTTCTCCTGTTAAAGGATGACCATACTTGCAAGCCGTCTTCTCTGCGTTGTGGTGACGACCGTTTCTGACCTTGTCATACATATTCTCAGACGGCGTCCCCCACCGCAGATTCTCAACCCTGTTGTTGCTAGGGTCGTCGTCCCAGTGCAGCCCGTAGGCACCGTCCGGCCGGGGGCCAACAAAGGCTTCCAGGACCAAGATGTGGACCAGTCTGGAGTTGTTCTTGCCGAGCTTGACCGTCATCTTGCCTGACTTTATGTTTGGGACGGGCGTGAGGAGCTTGCCGGACTTGGGGCACCGATGGCCTCGACTATCCACTACCACCCGGTCCAGCGAGCGAACCCGCCCCAGGGAAGAGACCTCATAAGAGGACTCGTGCCCTAGGACAGGTCGCCACTGTTCCATGATCAGGCGTTGGCCGTCGCGTAGCGGGCTGCCGCCTTCATGGCTTCGATGGCCGTCAAATTGAACTCAAAAGACCGATCAGGATCCTCAATCCGTTGAGCGACTGAAGTAATCGAATTCAAGATTCCTCCTGAGGTGACCTGACCGCCCTTGATGAAGTCGGCCAGGATGGCGTCCTGCTCCTCGGCGCTGTACTGCAGCTTCTTGGAGACCACCTCGATGGTGCCGACCACGTCGGTGATCTCGACACCGGCCTCCTTGAGCAGGTCGTCGCGCAGGTTCTCCAGGTAGCCCTCGGAGAGGAAGCTGGACACCGCATCCTTGACCTGGGCGCGGACGAAGGCGTTGGAGGCCTTCACCGTGTCCGACGACCACTTGACGCTGCCCTCCTGCAGGCGGCCACCGAGGTGAACCTTACGGAACCCGTCGACCGCGCGGGTCAGGCCGTTGGTGCAGACCTGCAAGACCGCCTTCGGCAGGATCTGGAAAGCGCCCCGGCCGACCTCGGAGTTGGTGAACACCAGACCGGCGTTCATCAGCGGCAGCTCCTCGCCCGAGAGGCCATTGAAGGGGCTGCGGTAGCCCTTCACCAGTTCCTTGGCGTCGATCGCGATCTGCGGCACATTGACCGAGATGTACAGCCGCTCGTTCGAGAGGTCGATCCCGCTGATGTTGGAGGCGTCCAAACCGGCCTCCCGCAGGCCCTGCAGGAAGCTCATCACCGTGTCGAGGTGGTCGAAGCTCAGGTTGTACTTGCTGGACAGGATCGCCCGCACCAGACCGACCGTGTCGGGGCTGTTCGGGTCGGTGCCCTGCAGGATGCGCAGCAAGCTGGTGCCCTCGGCGTCGTCGGCCCAGGCGTTGACGTTGGTGTCGAGCAGCGAGACCTTCTCGGCCCGCATCCGGCGGACGTAGCGGACCGGGATGCCGAACAGGTCGGCGATGTTCTGGTCGACGATGTGCGCGGTCTGGTAGAGGCCGTTGACGTCGGTAACACCCGACTCGTCGAGGATGGCCTCATGGCCGCCGAGGGAGAGGTTCCCCTGGTAGAAGCGGATGCTGTTGGTCGGGACGACCAGGTCGAGGGTCCGGCTCCGGTTGTCCTGGAGCAGGTTGACCAGGGTCGGGATGTCCGCGTTGCGCAGGGTCTGGGTGGGCAGCGGGGACAGGGTGGTGGTGGTCATGAGGACTTCCTCTCTCGCTCCCCGGACTCTCCGGGGGCGCACCTCAATTATAACCACACTATAGGTCGAACTGCAACTTGTGTCGGAACCCGGAGTTCAGTTTCCTCAAATCACGCACCTGAGACTTGAGTTCCTCGATCCACCGGTCCCGGTAGACGATCGTGCGGTGCAGGGTATCCACCAGCAGGATCGCGTTCTCCAGCTCGGCGCGGAGCGCGTCGACCTCGGCGCAGACCTGCGGCCAGCCCGTGCTGATCGACTGATTCGAGTCCTGCTGATTGTCCGGCATCACGGCACCGGATGGGTGTCGGCGAAACGCTGCAGGTTGCCCTTGATCTCGTCGGCATGGATGCGGTGCCGCAGGGATCGGTGGTGCATCGGCTGGTGGTGGTGGTCGTAGACGGCCTCGAACGATTCGTCGCCGTGCAGGTCGACGCAGCCGACATAAGTCCTCTCACCGGCACCGTGAGCCGTGAAGAGCAGGAGGGGCTTATCTCCCCGGCAGACGCGGGAGGTGAAGTACAGCTTTCCGGTCACGACTTGCCTCCCAGGTCTTCAAGGATGACTTTGGCCCTGGCGACCACGGTCGACGGCTCGGCATCCACCCGGACCCGCTCCAGGACCGAGAACCCGACGTCGGTGAGCCGCAGCAGCGACAGTTCGACCGCCTGGATGCCGTTGACCAGAATCCTGGTCGCCAACCAGGTCAGGTCGGGCGACGGCGGGACAGGGAGCCGGAACTCTGTCGGGCTGGCCACCAGCGGGGCGTTGCGGCCCCAGGCGGCGATCCAGGCACTCAAATCCCACCTGTCGGCCGTCCCGGCCAGCTTGGGGTCAGGCCGGGCCGAGAACCTACCGTCAGCCCAGGCGACACTGGGAGGGCAATAATCATGGTCTGCGGTGTCGTCGTCGCAGCCGCAGTCGGGCATCCCGTGACGCAGATGCCAGTCGGCGACCAGGTTGCGCCACGCCAGGATGTCGGTATTCGGATCGGCCACGGCCACCACCCCTCTACTCCTTACCGTCAGAGCGGTCGGGGTTCCCATCGCCGAGACACGGCTGGAAGGAGTAGCTGCCGTTTTCGTTGCATCCCACCCAGCCCAGGTAGTGGGTGCCGTCCATCCACCTGATGTGCAGGCAGTGATTGGTCGGCTCCAGTTCGGCCCGGCTCAGGACGGTAGCGATTTCCTCCCAGAGTTCCACCACCTTCGCCAAGGCTTCGAGGTCGTCCTTGCACAAATATCCAACTTCGGTCATTTATCGTTCTCCTTTAATTTTTCTGTCATCAACTGATGGACTTGATGGATCGACACCGGACGCATGCCCCAGGCATCGACCCCGACGTGCAACTGCAGGGTACCTTTCGTGCTGTACGACACCCGTCCACCCGAATGGGTGTGGCCGTGCAGAATCGGCAACCCGTGATCGGGCAAGCGCCACTGGTCGTAGCGCTGAACCTCGGTGTGGTCTCCCTTGTACGGGTAGTGGCTGAGCAGAAACTCTTGGCCGCCGTATCTGCGGCGGGCGGCCGGTGCGACGCTCTCGAAAGCCTCCAGGTAGGAGCGCAGCCATTTATGGGCGTTGCGGTGCATTGGGGCGCAATCATCATGGTTGCCGGACACCAGGTGCTTGGTTCCGGGCCGGTCGGCGATCCACTCCAGGGCGGCCCGTTGCGCCCTGGAGCCGCTGACCGAGATGTCGCCGAGCACCCACACCTGATCGTCGGGCTGCACCATCCGATCCCAGTGGGAGGCCAACAGCGAGTCGTGGTCATTGGTGTCGGAGTGGCCCCGTAGTCCGGCGACAAAGCGGTGGCCGACATGCAGGTCGGCGGTGAACCACACCTTCCCGGTCATTCCTTGCCTTCCCAGCCGTCACCGTACACCCGCAATGATCTTCCTTTGGCTGACGAAAACACCGTCACCGACTTCCCATCAATTGTGGTCAAATCAATCCACACACCACCCCTGTGCTCGGTTAAACGTGTGACTGTGAGTGGCCCCCATTTGAACCCGAATGGTGTTTCGGCAAGATCAGGCATCCCTGTTCGCCAATTCTGCTAATTCTCTGGCCAAATCTGATTTTCTAGCGGCTTCGGGTCCTTTACCGTGGCCTTTCTGAAATATTTTCAATGTCATGTCGGCGTCCTGCAAAAACGGAATCCATTCGTCGGCCCAGAGTTCTGTCTGGCTTCCATCTTCACCGATAATGACAAGTCGGGTGATTGGTGGCGGTTTCATTCGGTTTTCCTGTCTATCGCAGTAGACGTCAATTATGGGGGGTAGCATTGGTATCATCCCTAATGCGCCTGGATCGTTCTCTTCGAGAAGGGCTTTCCGTAGGTTTAATGGTCTAATCTGCATTCGTTGTTTTCCTCCATCCAGCGTCATAAAGCGATTTAGCTATCCTGTCGGCGGTGGGCGCGTACATCCATCCGTCAAACCCTTCGTAAATATGTTTACTGAGCGCCTCGACTGCCTTGTCCCGCTCGGCTTTCTTTGCGTTCTTGGCCTCAATGTCGTCTGCGGCTCGCCGTAACGATGCCGGATTCCGCATCTCCAAATCAGGATCGAGTCTGCCGCATCGGTAGTTGAATGCCTCAACCACGTCTGCGGCTTCCCGCAGCTTCTCGGGTGTCAACTCAATCATGCACTCGCCTTTCAATTCCCCGTTAACTATCCGTTCTCGACAAGACAAACCTTTGCCTTCTTCTGTGCCGTGATTGTGAACAGTCATCTTGACAACCGGAAATTCGCCAGCTTCGTCAGGTGGTAATGGTCACCGCATTGGTAGCAGCGCAACCCCAGCGAATCAGCAGCGGCACTGGCCTTAATGAACGACCAATACTTGATCTTCTTTGGATGAAAACAGCCAGGCTTTGGCAATTCTTTAAACGCTTTTCGCATAGCAGTTCGTCGCTGCCGTTTGCGCCGACCGTCAGTCACTGCCCCATCCCTCCCGATAAATTCGATCAGCCAACCGTCGCAACACATTCGCTGCACGGTGCCGGATTCCCCACCACCACTCGGTTCCCGCCAGGATACGACGCTCCCGACGTAACAGCTTTTCCGATTCAGGGGTGCTTCTGAACCAGTCCGGTTGCCGCCGGAAATACTCGGCGGGATCGGTTCGCAGAAGGTTCAATGCTTCCTCGTTGCGGGCCGACTTCACGTCGTCGCGGTATTCATGGGGGGGGGGATACCAGCTTTCGCAGTCACACGCATAACGGTATTCGTCATGCGATCTGTTTCGGTCGAATCCGTGTGGCGCGTCGGGGTGCGGATTGCAAGTCACAGTTCGTCCTCCCGGTAGATGAGTCGGGCTGACGGACAAGGCCATTCCCACTCACAGTCATCACAGATACGCCCGGGACGACCATGTACGTCAACGGTCAGCTTGTGCAGTTCCCGTAGTGGTGCCAGAGCCTCGCGGGCAGCAAAGATCAGATCACTTGACGTGAGCTTGCTGGAGAATCCGTATGGCAGTGTCTTGCCTACCCGTCTCGCCGCTTCGACGGCAGGATCAGTCATTTCTTTCAGTCCTCCAAATAAACCATTCGCAAGCCTTACGAAACGATGAAAAGAAGATTGGGTCAGAGTTGCCGGGGGGCCACACTACCCAGATATCATCGAGTCTTGATTTCTCTATGACATATTTTTTTGGGTCTTCGCCCCACCTGCTCACTGGTCACGCTCCACACGGTCAGCGGCGGCGAGCAGGGCAGCGGCAACCAATCGAGCCACGCCGGGTGAGAGCGGAATCGGCTCCCCAGGCCCAAGCTCGACAAACACGGTTCCTGGCATGGCGACATAATTCGGCTGGCCCAGGCCCTCGTCCGGTTCCGGTAGCTCGACCACGGCGATACCGGGGATGGCGAGTATCGCGTCGGCGACGTGGCGGCTGTGGTGCTCGCCAAGCCGACCGCGGTGGCCGCACTGGCAGTGAGCGTCTGGTTTGCCGTTGTCGATCCACCCCCCGAAATGTCGGGCGAGCTCGGCCAGGATCAGCCCACGTGCGGTAGTTGTCATCTCGCCTTCACTCTCAGCAAACTCCGCTGCCACGCCCGGCGGCTCATCCACTCCACGTTCCCCGGCTCCCAGCGGCCCGCCGGGTCGCGCAGCCCGAGGACGTAGTGGCCCGGCGGCGGCGGTCCCAGCGAACGGTGGACGTAGGCGAAGAACTCGAACGGGTCTGTTAGCCAGAGCGGGTGGACACGGCTGCCGTGGCGGCACAGTGCCACCCACCGCGGGTATAGCGGGTGGACGGTGCGCCCATCGGTGTAGCTCACGGCGACTCCCGCCCTATGGACACGAACATGTCCAGCCGGGTGGCTGCCATGCCGCACGCCGGACACGCCGTGTCGCGGTCAGCCGCCATGTGCCACGGGTCCGCGCACCCCGGCGGCTGCGTGCGCCGGGCGATCTCGCGTTCGATGTACCACGCGGCCTTCTTCAGGTCTTCGACAGCGTCGTCCTTGAGGTCGGCCCGCCAGATGTACTTGACGGCGTTGCCCAGGCAGAAGCTCATGTGCTCGGTGACCTGGATGCACTCCACCCCGCTCGGGTGGGCGGTGTAGTGCGCCGGGTGGCTGACGGGATCGTTCACCGCAGCGCGTGCCTCGTCCAGCACGCCTCGCAGCGCAGCCGCCCGTCGCCGATCTTGAACACCTTGTCCTCGGGCATCGTGTGGCCGCAGTGTCCGCAGCGGCTCACAGCGTGACCGCCTCGGGCTCAACGAACTGGGCGTCGATGCCGAACACGAGCCTGATCGCCGCCACCGCGTCGGCGCGGTTGCTGTAGGACTCGCTGCCGGTGGCGACGATGCGACCGTTGGCGGCGCGCCAGCGGAACCGCCACTGCTGTGCGCGGCCCCGGTACGGGCCGGGGCTGGCCCGGTAGAGCTCGATCATGGGAGTTCCTTCCCTCGGTTGGTGGCGGTTACCATTGAATCATACTGCAATCCAACAGGTTTCGTCTGCGGCGCTGAAAGTTGTTGAAAACGCAACGTTTCAGCAAACTCACCGATGTTTGCCGAATCCGTTGCGACAGTGCTGGTTTCGGACGCTCAGCAAACATCACACGTGCCTGCTGGGAACCGGCACGGGCAGCGACAGCGGGTGCCGGGGCCGGGTCACCTTCTCGTAGTGATCGCGCAGGTCAAGGAGCCGTACGATCTCCGCAGCCATCGTCAGCCCGTCCGCGTCCGCTGCCGCCCGCAGCCGGGCGTGGACGCTGCGCGGGGCCCTCACAGCGAACAGCGGAGTGTTGTGCATGTCGGGCAGCCGGTGCTTGCTGGCGCGGCGTCCAGCGACGCCCTCAGGAGCGAAATTGCGGGTCATGTAAAACCACCTTTCGTCGCAGAAAGCCTACTCACCCTCCCACGGCTCCAGGTCGTCCTCCACTCCCACCAGGGCTCCGTGCTCGCCCACACGGCTCCCCGTCGTCTCCCGCACCACGGCCCAGAACGGCTTGGGCTCCACCGGCTTGGCATCCTTGAGGAACGCCGCCCGCTCCTCCGGCGTCAGCACCGTCGGAATGACCTCCGCGGCCCGTGCCGGGCTGTACCACAGCTGGCGCACCTGGAACACGAACCCGTCGGCGAACCGCAGCGGTGTCTCGCCGTCCCACTGCGGCAGCTCCTGGGCGACCACGGCCTCGATACGGTCCTGTGCCGCCTTACGCTCGGCCTTGAGCAGCGCGATGTCCTCCCGCAGCTCCCGGTACTCCCGCAGCAGCCTGTTCCCCGACAGGCCCGACACAGCCGCCCTGGTCGTGGGCGGCTCCATCACGTCCACCGGCATGGCGAAGGCGACTAGGGCCCCCGGCACCTTGATGCGTGCGTACCCACGGCGGTCGGGCACACGGCACAGCCGGTATACGTCGGGCCGATGCTCCTTGAGCAGCTGCGTGTTCACCACCCTGCCGTCCACCGTGTGCGCCGGGGCGTAAGGCTTCATGCGCCGCTGCACCACCCGGTACCCGTCCGCGGCCCCGAAGCTGCCCGTCTCGGCCATCCTGCCCAGCCACAGCCGCCGGGCATCGGCCTGCTTCCCCAAGGCCGTCGCCTCACGGCCCGCTCTCACGTACTCGATCACGTCCCCGTACAGCTTGCCGCCGAGGAACGTCCTGAAGGGTGTGGTTGAGGTATGCATAGAAACAAACATACACGATCATCTACATGCACGCAGCCCCTCCCCTCGTAAGAGGGGGGAGGGGCGCAGCCCTAGAAAGGAGAGCCCGAGGGGAGCATCGGGGAAGTTTTGACGTAGGCACTAAAGCTTAATGGGCTGGCTACAGCCCATAGCTTAGTGCATACGTCAAACTCCCGCTACCCGAGGCCCTTATAGGCCCCTTGACCGGATTACCTAGCTGTACTAACTATTTGTTTATCCACAGGGTTATCCACAACCACCCGGTCACCCGGTATTGGTCACCTACAGGCGTGCCGTAATATAGTTTGATACCGACACCGAAAGGACACCCCATGACCGACTCAGGAGCCTGCGAGAACTGCGGCACAGCCGTGGTCCGGCACGGCCAGAACTGGACGCACATCACCGGCAGCCTCCGCTGCCCCGGCTACTGGGAGGGCGACGGGTTCGCCGTCC